AATTAATTAAAGCAGGTGTTGAGTTTAATTTGTCAAAAGAGAAATTTGATAAAGAAAAGTCTGTTGCTACGGGCAAATACAGTGGAGCAAGTGCTGTTGGTAGATACAGTGGAGCAAGTGCTACAGGTGACTACAGTGGAGCAAGTGCTGTTGGTAGATACAGTGGAGCAAGTGCTACAGGTGACTATAGCGGAGCAAGTGCTACGGGCAGGCGCAGTGGAGCAATGGTTGTTGGCGATTACAGTGGAGCAATGGTTACAGGCGATTGCAGTGGAGCAAGTGCTACGGGCAGGCGCAGTGGAGCAATGGTTGTAGGTGATAACTCACAAGCAATGTGCAAAAACAATAGCGTTGCTGTGGCTATTGGTAGAAATTCTATGGCTAAAGGTGAAATTGGTTGTTACATCGTACTGACTGAGGTTAAGTGGGATTTTGAAACAGATACGAATAAAATCATTGATTGCAAATGCTTTAAAGTTGACGGCGAGATTATTAAGGCTGATACTTTTTATAAATTGGTTGACGGTAAACCTGTTGAGGTGGAGTAAAATAATAATCATTCTTAATGGGGCAAAATGTCCAATTAAAAAATACATATAAAATACATATCAATTAAAAAGTCAACCAGAAATGAAGTTCTATGGAAACAGACAATACAGTATGTCATTGGAATATAAAGAAGATAAAAGTAGGAGCACAACAACAATGAAAAAAATCAAACAAATTAATAATCTTGTTATTAAGCAGGATACAGCACGACAAATTTCATACTTTGGTAACATAATGGATAATCCTAATCGTTTAAAATATTCTGTGTTTAGTCTTGACGGGAAGTGCTTAGAGAGTAGACTTACTCTTGAACAGGCAGAAGATTTTTGTAATACAAATAAAGGTTTTATGTGAGATAGACCTACCGTAATTCCATTGGTTTTAGATAATGGGTAGTCTACATCCAAGAAATATATTCAAGAAATACCTTAATATTAAAACAAGTATATAATAGAAAAGAGGCATCATCTCGACCTTCCACAATCCTGATGATACCTCATAACACAAACACAAGCCACTCCGTTCGGAGAGGGTTGGCGTTAGCCTGCCCTGTTTGGTAGTGTTCAATACATATAATAGCAAAAATTGACAGATTTGTCAATGATGTTTTAGCTGAAAGGATTTGAGAAAATGATTAGTTTTTTATGCGTATTATGGTTGCTTTACCATATAATTGCAGAACAATGCTGTATATGGCGTGCGCAGCATCAAGGTTACAAAGAAAAGAAGAAACAAGAAGAATACAATAGACTTCAATGGGAAAGAAACAAGCAAAAAGTATTGTCAGACAAATTAACTTGTGAAAATTCTGCCATTGACAATTAATTAAAGAATGTATATAATAGTATAGTCGAACAGATGTTCTATTATTAAAAGAAAGGATGGAAATTAATAATGAATAAAGAAATTGAAAGCAAAATAAGAGAATGCTGTACATTTTTGATTGAGCAAGAGAACGGATTAGCTTTTGTAAGAAGTATATTTTACCCGCCTGTAATTTTTGGCGATATATTAGATTTTACGAAAGGTGGAGACTTTCCTATTGATATGAGCATATCTGATGTGTTGGGTTATAGGTATATAATAACAGAACTTGCAAAAGTAAGACAGATAACAGAATCAACTGATTATTTTAATAAGCATATAGTTGAATACATATTTAATGCAAAGTCGGCTGTTACAGGAGAGAAAGCTATAATCAAAGGTTATGTAGCTGATAGTGAACATAATGCTAAAATATGGAGTGGTGGTTTTATATACAAAGGTAAATTTCACGAGGGTGATTGGGGATTGCCGGCAAAGATTTTTAAGATTGCTGATAAAATAAGAAAAAAGAGAGGACTTAAAAGAAAATTTTTAAATTTTTAAAAAAAACTATTGACAAATGAAATTACATAATGTATTATAGTGGTACAGAAAATAATTAAGGCTTTAAAAAATATTTCGCTTTTTACAAAATAAAATGCGATTTACCTATAATTATATTTCTGAAAAATGATTTAGAAAGAAATTCAGAAAATTAAATTAAAATACCAAACGGAAGGAGAATGAAAATGAGAGTCAATAATAATTGCACAGAGGAAATCAAATGTGGAGATGTATTTTTTGCAGATTTGTCTGGCGAAGGCTCTCTTCAAACAGGTTTAAGACCTGTTATTGTAGTTAGTAATGATACAGGTAATTATTTTAGTTCGGTTGTAACAGTAGTTCCTCTGACTTCAAAAAAGAAAAAAGAATTACCTACCCACACAACTTTACATCCTAATGCTATAAATGGATTAAATAAAATTTCAGTTGCTTTAGCTGAACAGATAACTACTATACCGCAAGATTATCTTGTAAGGAAGATAGGTTGTCTTAATAATAAAGAGATTAATAATGTTAGATTTGCAGTATTAAATATGCTTAGTATGAGTTGTTTGGCAAAAGTGGTATATGATAAAAAGAAAACTAATTTGGTTGCTAAAGCAGTGTAAAACAATTGATAGAATTTGATGTCAGCCGTTGACAAATTAAGTTACATATTGATATAATAAAAGAAATATGTAATTAAAACAATAGAAAAGAGGTTTTATGTTAATGGCTATATCAGAGCAGCATATTGATATTATAAGAGAAGATATTACTGACGATGATAAGAAATTTTCTGCAATAAATACCACTGTAAAATCAGCTCATCAAAAATATCTTATGACTCTTAAAATGAGAGAACTGTCAAAGGAAGAAAAACGCATAGGTAAAAGTTGTCTTAAATGGAGTGACAGTGAACTTTTTGATTTTATATCAAAAAGTCCTTATTCAGAGGATATGAATTTATTTAGAGTAGTCTTACGAGAGTATTTTCAAACTAACAACCAAAAATTTCCTGTTATAATAGATAAAGTTGATTTTTTAAATGTCATACCGGATTGTGTCAATGATATGAAATGGGATAAACACAGCATTATAAATGTCAATAAAAATCTCTTTGATAATATGGCAAGGAATAGAGAGGAAGCCTTTGAAATATATAGTTTGTTTTTAGCATACTCATTATTATGTTATTACAACGCTAAAATCAAGGCTGATGATATTTTTGAATGCCAAATACAAAAAAGTGGAGATAAGTATTATCTTTCGTCATATGGAGTGACTTTTTCAGTTGATGAAAAGACAAAGAATTTTTTTAAAGCGGTTGCAATGACAGCTCAAAGAAATAATTATTCCTTTAAAAGTTATAGAGATTGTTGGAGTCATAAAAGACAGGGAGATGACCGTTTTAAATCGTTTTCCATATATGCGATTAGATGGTCGGGCATATATCGAAGGATGTATGAATATGACTTAAAAAATGATGGTATTATCTCGGCAGGGTTTATTCAAAGAAAGCTGTTAATTCAGTTTGGGCATCCAAAAATAAGGAATAATGATGATTTTCAAAAAGCAATTAGACGATATAATCAATGGCGAAAAACTTTTGGTCTAAACTTTTGACCTATAAATTAATTCTGGCTATGTGCTGTAATAGTGCATAGCCAAATAATAACAAAGGAAAAATGTAAAAAGCGAACTTATAGTGAACTACCCACCACCTAAAGGTAGTGGGCTTCTGTTAAATGGTTCACCAGACTAAGTATTCAGAAATGAATACTACGATATTTAGGTTATGATACCTTCGGTTGACGCAACAGACCGTTGCTCTATCGTACATATTTAAGTTAGGTCAGAATAAGAACAGCCTTGTGATATGTATGCAAAAAGCCTTTATATCATTGTCGAGTTGAAGTCGGAACAGTTGTATGGTAATAGTGCAACAGAGTACGCATTACCTACCATTTGGTAGAGTATTTATAAGGAGAAACTTATTTATGGTTTATGTAATTTCTCAAGATAGCAAACCACTTATGCCGTGTAGTAATGTAATTGCAAGGTTATTACTTAAGCAAGGTAAAGCAAAAGTTAAAAGGCGTGAACCATTCACGATTAAATTAACTTGTGAAACAACTAATTACACACAAGACTTAACTCTTGGTGTAGATACTGGAAGTGGAACTATTGGCACTGCTGTAAGTAAAAACAATGGTGATATTGTTTATATGGCGGAAGTTGTTGTAAGAAACGACATTACTGACAAAATGACACAAAGAGCAAAGTATCGTAGAAACAGACGAAATCGTAAAACTCGTTATAGAAAAGCAAGATGGTTAAATCGTGCAAATTCTATTAGAAATGATAGATTTAGTCCTACAATGCAGAGCAAACTTCATAGTCATATAAAAGAAATAGAATATATTAAATCTATTTTACCAGTTACAGAAATGGTATTTGAAACAGGTCAGTTTGATACTCATCTTATGAAAAATCCAAGTCTTATAAATCCTAAAGTTAAACATTGGGGTTATCAAAAAGGTACTAATTATGGGTTTGAGAATACCAAAGCCTTCGTTCTCAATAGAGATAACTATACTTGTCAATATTGTAAAGGCAAGCATAAGGATAGCAAATTAGAAGTCCATCATATTGTATTTCGTAGTCAAGGTGGTTCTGACGAAGAAAGTAATTTAATTACTTTATGTCACACCTGTCATAAAGATTTACATAGTGGGAAGATTAACACTAAACTAAGCGGTAAAATTAAAGGCAACCTTAAATATGCTACGCAAATGAATTCTATCCGCAAGCAGCTTTTCAGATTATATCCAAATGCCATTGAAACTTTTGGATATGTGACAAAGGCTAATCGTTTGCATTTAGGGGTAGACAAAGAACATTATTATGACGCTTGTACTATAGCAACACAAGGAAATGCTTTTAATGTAAAAAGTAATCTTTACAAAAAGAAATGTGTTTCTGATGGTGATTTTCAACAGACGAAAGGAATTCGTTCAGAACAGCCTATTGTTACAGATAAGATTTGTGGTTTTAGAAAATATGACAAAGTAAAATACTTTGGCAGGGAATACTTTATCAAAGGAAGAATGTCTACAGGATATGCTATTCTGATGAATATTAACGGTGAAAAAGCTGATTTTAGTTATTTGCCAAGAGGGTTTAAAACGCCAAAGTTAAGTAACTGTAAACGAATCACTGCAAGAACATCACAAATGGTACAGGCAGTGGCAATTTAACGCCATTCATCCCATCACCTAAAGGTAATGGGTTTTCTGGCTGAATATTTATAAATAAGAACTGAAAAACATAAAAAAACAACTAAGTATATTAGGAGTGTGTGTATGAGCCAGCAGTTAGCTATTACAGGTTTTTTTGAAAGTAATAAATTAAATACTGAATCACAAAATCAAAGTCCTGTTAGTAATAATATTATAAGTCTTGAGGATTTCATAACAAAAACAAGTATGACTAAGAATATTGATAATAATTCTTTTAAAGTCAAGGCTCAAATTGTTGCTGATGATTATATTAAAACAATTGAAACAAAGCATAATCCCACTGATGCTTTTAGTGTTGAGGAAGTTAAGCTATTACTTGACTATCTATATTCTCAAAATGGTAAATATCCGATTAATGATATTCGTAACTTTGCTTATATTACATTGAGCGTAAATGTAGCCCGTAGAGTTGGTGATATTCTTAATTTAAGAATTGGTGATGTAGTTAATATCAAAAATGGTGTAATTGAAATTGCCGACCACCTTTGTTTAAAAGAACAAAAGACTGATAAATATGCTCGTGTGAAAATTAATTCATATGCCAGAGAAGCCTTAAAATTCTATCTTGAAAAACTTGGGCAGTATAACCTTGCAAAGTGTTTACCGGCAAGCAAATTGTCCGATTGGCTGTTTCCTCAATGTTATAACAGAGAAAAGCCAACTACACCTGATAGTATGCGTAAAATGATTAAAAGGCTTATAGACAAAATAAGGGTAGTTAATAAAGGCTTTGCAGACCGTATAAATGAAAATTGTCCAGAATTATTCAGTAAGCATTATGGTACTCATTCATTGAGAAAGACCATTGCAAGAAATGTTATTGATAATTCAAATGATGTTAAAGATATTCAACTTACAACTGAATTTTTAGGACATTCAAGTCAAAAGATTACTTCTACTTATTTAAATATTCAAAGGGAAGAACTTGATGATTATGCTGAAAAATTTGGTATTGGAATTAGTTTAGAATAAGAAACAAACAAAATATATACAAAATATATAATATGAAAATCAACTGTAAATTTTCGGAAGTCTTTTGTTGCAGATTATATATATGGAGCGGTAGTTCAAAGGTAGAACGACCGACTTATAATCGGTTAATGTGTGGTTCAAGTCCAACTCGCTCTACCAAATATATGGAGCTATGGTGTAATGGTTAGCATAGCAGACTTTGACTCTGTTGATTAAGGTTCAAGTCCTTATAGCTCTGCCAATAACAAGACAAGTATAACTATATTATAGAATTATAGATTATGCTTAAATAACACCTCCTTTTAAAATAAAATAGACACATAACGGATAAGTGTCGCTACAAAGAATTGCTTTGTAGTTGCTTTGTAAGCTGAATTCGTTATTGACAAAAGAAAGGTTATTAATGTAAGAATTGATAATGGTTGGCGGTGGGTTTATATATATTATTTAAAGAAAGGAAATTTTTTATGGATAAATTTATATTAATATTAAAGCGACTAAGGGTTGGAATTTCATTTGTAAGTATTATTGTTACAGTTGTATTATTCTTTATTTGCAGAGAACAAGCGGTATCTTGGAGAGGAAATGAAACGGTTGGTGGAGAATGTATGCTGTTATTTATTCCACTTATTACAGATATTGTGTACATAAATATTAGAGATATTATCTTAGAACATTACAGAATGAATGCGCCTATATTAAAAAGAAAAGTACCTGAACCAACTATTAAAATTGATAAAATATTATCGGTAAAAAGAAAGGATTTTACATAATGATTGATTGTTCAAGAACTGAAAATTACTTTGCGGAAAGACGAAGAATGGCTAAGCAACAGAAGGATGGAATATGCAAACTTGATTGTATTGACTGCCCTTTGAGCATTACGAATAACGGCACAAATGTTCCATGTGCAGACTTTGACAAGCTCTATCCCAAAAAAGCAATTGCAATCGTACAAAGGTGGTCGGATGAGCATCCACAGAAAACATATTTGAGTGAGTTCTTAAAGAATTATCCAAACGCTTTGCTTAATGATAATGGACTACCTAAAGATGTATGCTTGTATAACTTAGGATTAACTGATTGCAGAAATGACCGCAACTGCGTTGACTGTTGGAATCAACCTATTCCTATTAAGGAGAGTGAAAGTGAATGAGAGAAATATTATTCAAAAGATATTGAAGTTATCGGCAACATCTACGATAATCCTGAAAAGCAATTTACCTAAGTGCATTAGGAATGTCAAGTTATTGCTCGCCAAATACAACAAATACAAAAAAGATTGTGTTAAATATTGGGGAGCACCAACTGATACAGATTATATTTATTAATAAGAAAATAATTAATTTAGAAAGGACAAGAATTATGAATTTTACAGAGATGAGAAACAAATTAATTGAAAATTTTAATGATATTACAAAAGATGTAACGCATTTGTTTGAGGTAAATGTAGATAAAGATGAAATGTGGAATTTGTACTTAGATAGTTTTCCTTTAGGTACAAATAAAATTTATAGGGAGCGTAGAGAGCACGATTGTTGTTGCTGTCGCCAATTTATCAAGACTATCGGTAATGCGGTTGTTATCAAAGATAATAAAATTACAACAATTTGGGATTTTAAAACAAATGACAGTACATATCAACCCGTATTAAATGCTTTATCAGCCTTTATAAAAGCCCACGCAGTAACAGATGTTTATGTTAGTAAAGTTAAAAGAATTGGAACTTTACAAAATTATGAGGAAATGGAAAATGGTGTTATGCACGAATGGACTCATTTCTTCTTAGAACTTCCTAATAAGTTTGTGAACACCACTTCTTGTTCTATTGGAGAAATTAAGGGTGATTTCAGAGATACGAAGAATGTTTTTAAGCGTTCTCTTGATGATATTGATATGGAATCACTTGATACTGTTATTGAACTTATTAATTCTAACACTTTATATAGGGGTCAAGAGTGGAAGAACTCATTAATTAAGTTCCGTAGATATAAAGAAGAATACGATAAACTTAAAACAGATAAAAAGAAAAATCTTTTTGCTTGGGAACAATCTGTTAAGGTCAGCAAAATAATTGGTAGAATCAGAAACCATAGTATTGGAACACTTCTCGTGGATTTAAGTAATGGAATGGATTTGGACACAGCAGTGAGGAGTTATGAAAAGATTGTTGCTCCGAGTAATTATAAAAGACCAAAAGAAATTTTTACAAAGAAAATGCTTGAAGAGGCAAAGAACACTATTACAGAACTTGGTTATATGGATTCTCTCGGTAGAAGGTTTGCAACGCTTGATGATATTACCGTGAATAATATTCTTTTTTCTAACAAGGACTCTGCTAAAAGGATTCAAGGTGTGAATGATGTTTTTGGAGAAATGGAAAAAGAAGTTACTGCAAAGCCAAAAAAGTTTTCTAAGGTTGAAGAAATTTCAGTCGATAGATTTATTTCTGATATACTTCCATCTGCAAAAGAGGTTGAAGTTTATCTTGAAAACAAACATTCAAATAATATGGTTTCTTTAATTGCTCCTGAACATAAAAATGCAAAAACAATGTTTAAATGGGATAATAACTTTGGTTGGGCTTATGCCGGTAATGTAACAGATTCTATAAAAGAAAAGGTTAAGTTAGCAGGTGGAAAGGTCGATGGAGATTTAAGATTTTCTATCCAATGGAATGAGGATGGCAGTGATAACTGCGACCTTGATGCACACTGTAAAGAGTCTGCTTATGATTATGAAATTTATTTTGGTTCTGCTAAAAAGCCTTATTTTTCTCCTACAAAAGGGCAGTTAGATGTTGATGTCATATCCCCGGATGGAATGGTTGCAGTTGAAAATATTACTTGGGCAGATAGAAAGACTATGAAGCCCGGTAAGTATTTATTCTTTGTGCATCAATACAGCGGTATGGCAAAAAAAGGATTTAGAGCAGAAATTGAGTTTGACGGTCAAATTTTTTCATTTGATTACAACAAGCCAATGAGAAGAGATGAAAATGTTTCAGTAGCAGAGGTTGTACTTGATTCCAATGGAGTATTTACAATTAAAGAGTTAATTCCTTCTTCTGCTGTGTCATCAAAAGAGATATGGAACTTAAAAAGTAATCAGTTTGTACCTGTTTCTGTAATTATGTATTCACCTAATTATTGGAATGGGCAAAATGGAATTGGACATAAGCATTATTTCTTTATGTTAAAAGATTGTTTAAATCCTGAAACGCCAAATGGATTTTATAATGAATTTTTAAATAATGAACTGTTAAAACACAAAAGAGTTCTTGCAGCTCTTGGTTCTAAAATGAGTGTTAATAAAGTGGAAGAGCAATTGTCTGGAATTGGTTTCTCGGCAACAAAGCGCGATGAATTGGTTGTAAAAGTTAAAGGTAACACAGAAAGAGTATTAAAAATTAAATTTTAAAATAAAAGGAGAATAATATTATGGAAGTAAATATTTTTGAGTATGCAGTAAGAAATAAGGTCAGATTTCCTTTTAGAGGACTGATTTCAGTTGAAGATTTATGGGACTTATCTCTTGCAAATTTAGACTCTATTTATAAATCTTTAAATAAGCAAGCTAAACAATCTGATGAGGAAAGTCTTTTATCTACAAAGACAAATGTAGATACAGAACTTGAAATTAAAATTAACATTGTGAAGTATATCGTGTCTACTAAGTTAGAAGAGAGAAAAGCAAGAGAGAATGAGACTATGAAGAAAATTCAAAAGCAAAAAATTATGTCTGCTATTGCAGCAAAAGAGGATGAAGCTCTGCAAAACAGTTCTATCGAGGATTTAAAGAAAATGCTCAATAATATTGAGAACTAAAAAATGATAAGTTGTGCGGTGGCTACGTTATCACTGCGCAACTTTCAGGAGGATAAAAAATTATGAGAGTTGCCCCAATAACGATGTATAAAACAAAATTCAGTCAATCAAGTTATGAAGTCTTTAATATTAAAAATAATAAGAATGGCTATCCTACATTTTTAATTTATGAAAGAAATCAATGGATATGGATAAAAGCCAAATATTTTAAACCTGTCGAGGAGTGAGATTGTTCTATGACTAATTATGAGAAAATCAAAAAGATGTCAGCAGATGAAATAGCAACAGCTATCTTGAAAGGTATATCAAGTGACTCTTGCGACTATTGTAATCACGATACTTGTGATAACAGATGTTATTATAAGTTAGATTACGAGATTATTAGGGATTGGCTTGGAAGAGAGGTAGGAGAATGACAACTGAAAAGATTAAGCAAATCTGCGAAAAAGGATTTGCTACACATAAAGCAACGCTTATTCAAAACACTGACCGTTACCTTATTATTGATTGGCGAAGGGCTGACGGAAGTGGTGAATATTATGTGAATTACATAGTAGATAAGAAAAGAGGTAGCTTAATTGTCAGCGGCGATTTGGGTGATAGTATAGCTACTTGGTATAATCATATTAATCCGTCAGACCTAAAAGATTGGGTAAAAAATGATATTGGGTATTACATAAGTAAACTTCAATGTTATTCATGTTTGTACTATTACGAAAGTGATAACATTGTTGCTGATATAAAAGAAAAATTAAAAGACATTGATGTTGATGATTTAATATCGGCATATAACGAATATAACTATTGTTGTGTACGCACCGAGGAAGAACTTTGGGATAGACTTGACGGTGATGTATCAACTTGTATCTACACTGAATCTTTTATTCCTGCTAAAGGGACTAAGGATTTTTGTGAAGAACTTGATTCAGATTATTGGGAGTGGATTTATGATTGCGGTAAGCGGATACATCCTCGTGTTTATTTATGGGCAGATGGCTTTTATAGAGCGTACAAACAGATTGAAGGAGTAATTTAAAGAAATTCGGAAATTCCGAATAATCCATAAGCAACGAAAAGTAACGAAAACGAAAGCAACAATAAAGGAGCAATAAAAAATGTCAGAAAAAATGATAAAAGGATATAAAGGTTTCAACAAAGGATTAGTATGCAGAGATAAGCAGTATGCCGAAAACACGGTGTTTAATGAGGATAAGGCTACTTTATGTGAAAGGGGTATGCACTTCTGCGAAAATCCATTAAATGTGTTGAAGTATTATCCGTACTATGCCTCAGAAATGAAAAGTTTTTCAGAGTATGCAGAAGTTGAAGCGCCAGAAAATGTTACAGAGAGTAAAGGTGATAAATCTGTTACAAAACAACTTAAAATTGGTAGTAAGATTTCTTTTGATGAATTAATTAAAGCAGGTGTTGAGTTTAATTTGTCAAAAGAGAAATTTGATAAAGAAAAGTCTGTTGCTACGGGCAAATACAGCGGAGCAAGTGCTGTTGGGAGATACAGTGGAGCAAGTGCTACAGGTGACTATAGTGGAGCAAGTGCTACAGGTGACTATAGCGGAGTAAGTGCTGTTGGTGGGCGCAGCGGAGCAATGGTTGTTGGCGATTGCAGTGGTGCAATGGTTACAGGCGATTGCAGTGGTGCAAGTGCTACGGGCAGACGCAGTGGAGCAATGGTTGTTGGCGATTGCAGTGGAGCAATGGTTACAGGCGATTGCAGTGGTGCAAGTGCTACGGGCAGACGCAGTGGAGCAATGGTTGTTGGCGATGATTCTCAAGCAATGTGTAAAAACAATAGCGTTGCCATTGCTGTTGGTAGAAATTCTATGGCTAAAGGTGACATTGGTTGTTATATTGTTCTGACTGAGGTTAAGTGGGATTTTGAAACAGACAGGTATGAAATCATTGATTGCAAATGCTTTAAAGTCGATGGTGAGATTATTAAGGCTGATACTTTTTATAAATTGGTTGACGGTAAGCCTGTTGAGGTGGAGTAAAATGTGTACTGTTTATGTGTATTTTTACTCACTAAATATATCATATTATTAAGTTTTTAAAATGAAAGGAATAATAAAATGAATGGGAGAAATACAACTTTACATAACACAGATTTTATTGGGAGCGTTATTGATTTATCAGATGTAAAGATTAAAGGAAATAAACTTGTTATTAATCTTAGTCCACAACAATTAAAAATACTAACTTGTTCTATTCTTAATGACAAAGTTCAGCTTTCAACTTTGAAACCAAAGGATGAATTTAAGATTGGCGATGAAGTGTTTATTGTCTTAGAACAGAATGGTGATAGGACTAAGGTTATTTTTAAGGAATTTGCATATAATAATAAAACTTTTGGCGGTAATTCTTGTTGGAAAAAATCTAATATTCGTACTTTATTGAATAATGATTACTACAATAAGATTGCAAAATTGGTTGGGGAAAATAATATTATTCCGATGAAGCGTGATTTAACATCTCTTGACGGATTAGATGATTATAGTGTTTGTTATGATAGAATTTCATTGTTATCTGTATTTGAATATGCTAAATATCACAAGATTCTTGGTTTAAAACCTAATTATTCTGCTGGGTGGTGGGTTATTACCCCATACTCAACTCCAAGTAGCCACTGCTGCCAGACTGTTTGTTCTATTGATACAAGAGGCACGATACAATGGGCTATAAGCGTTTATTTAAGGCATAGTGTCCGCCCATTCTTTACTCTTAAGTCCTCAACTATAGTCGTTCCATACAAGAATTAATAAGTGTTTAATAAATCGGTTATTTTAAGACTATAGGGAAATTTCCAGATGAACTTTGTAAAAAATATCATAAGTAATTTATAGGTTTTTGCTAATGCAAATAAAAGAAACTATAAAAAGTTTTAAAGATGATTTAAAGCGAGATTGTATACTCTTAGCGAGTCAAATAATAAAGGTAAACCGTTGAGTTTCGGAAACCATTTAAAAACGGGATAATATTAGCAATGAAAGGTGGTGAGATAAATTTCAGAGAATTTAAATAATAAAACAGTTGAAGAAATAATGGAGTCACTTCCACAAAAGATAAGAGAAACTGTAAAGAATGTGTATAATACAGCTTACAGAAAAGGTTTAGCAGTTGGTGCATATTCTATTTCAACTATCGTTCTTCAAAAATTGAGAGAAAATAAAAATCCTGCTTTGGCAAAAGCTAATGCTATTAAATTTCTTATGAATAATAAAAATATAGCAAATTATGAACAAAACAACAAAGAGAACAAAATTGAGACAGAGAAAGGATAATAAAATTGAGAGATTTTACTATTGAGAAAGAGTCAACCTGTAATGGTTGTGCTAATTTGGATTTCAAGTACAAGCAATGTAGAGCATTGAAAGAAAAACACAGTTTATATGACACGAATGGTAAAGAAGTATGTACATATGATGTTTTTAGAAATCTTAATTGTTTGACTGTACCATCTATGAAAAACGATGGTGAGTTTATTACAGTGTTAAAAGACAAAGATTGTAATGGTTATGTACCAAGAAAAAGTAAAAAAATGAAGAATAATGAAAACAAGAAAGGTTGATGTGTAGTTGAGTAATAATAAGGGCTTAGGTTTGAGACAGACAAAAGGTTATTTTCAGGTAAAAGGCAAGGTAACAGGTGTTGAAAAGGAGAATTTCTATACAGAAGGTAAAGCACGAAATGGAAAAGACTATCGCAGAATTAATTTTGGAGTAGAGTATCAGCCTGATTGTTCGGTGTATGTACAGCAGTTCGGTATGCCACAGGACTATGTTTATTATTCAAGGCAGGAAATAGCAGGCAATCAGAAAAAAACAATAACTGAAAAGGTTAATTGGAGTGATAGATTTAAGTCACCGGGTGAAGATTACAGACTTGTTGGTATTAATTGTGGTGTAGAAAAAGTGACTGATAAAAATGGAAAGCTTGTAAATAACAAAAAGATTCTTACACAATTTGATGCTTGTAAGGAAATTGCAGAACACTTAAACGATGGTGATAGTGTTTTCGTAAGAGGTAATATCATATATTCTACTTACGAGGGTTCACATAAGACAAGTTTTGATTTCACACAGGTGTCTTTGTGTGATAGCGATATTAACTTTAAAGATGAAAAATTTAAAGTATCAAATGATTTTCAACAGGAAATTATTTTTATGGGTATAGAGAAGAGTAAGGAAATTGATGGAGAGTATGTTATTAGTGCTAAGGTTGTAAATTATGATTCAATCGAAGATATTGAATTATATACTCGTAATAGTAAGAGAGCTTCAGTGATGAGAAAGAATTTAAAGCCGTATACACTTATTGAAGTAGGAGGCTTTATTCTCTCTGAAATTGATAAAGAAGAAGTTGAGGAAGAAGATGATTGGGGTAGCATTAAAATGAATAAAGTTAAAGCCCCTGTTGTTAGAAAATTGATGATTACAGACCTTAATAAGGATTCTCTTGATACAACTACATATAGTGAGGAAATTATCGAAGAAGCTCTTGTAAAGCAGAAAACGAATGATACTGCAAAAGCAGAATTTTCAACAAAGACAAGTAAGTCCAACAGTGATGATGATTGGGATGATGTTGACGGAGAGGAGTGGGATTAATAATATATGGTAATTCGTAGAGCAACAGCAATTAAAGAAAAACTTGGTTTTTTGATTTATGGTAAGCAGGGGACTTGGAAGTCAAGCCTTTGCCTTGAATTTGCAAAAATGAAGAGAGAGGATGGCAAACCGTTTAGAGTTCTTTATATAGATGCCGAAGCGGGTTCAATTGATAGTTACCTTGATAAACTTGCAGAGCAGGGTGTTGACAGCAGAAATATTTTCATTGCAAGTACGCAGTCATTGACAGAAGTAAGAGACCTTATAAAAACAGTTTCGGCAAACGAAGAAATTTACTATTTTGATGACGAGGATAATGAAGAAAAAACTGCATTAGATGCAGACGGCAATATTTTCATTGCTGATGCTATTGTTGTAGATGGATTATCTCTTCTTTACACGGCTCGACAGCAAGGCATTATTGAGTTTTCTAAAAAGAGAGCCAATGTTCGTGCTAAGAAGAAAGAAATTATTGGTGAAGAAAAACTTGTAGCCGTTGAAGGTGCAGGCTTAGAACAAAAAGATTATCAAACTCTTAAATTTAACGGACAGGCTTTTATCCTTGATTTGCTTGCAAGTGGCAAACATTTTGCGGTAACTTGCAGAGAAGAGGATGTGAAAGAAAATGTAAAGGACAAAGAGGGCAATATTAAAACGGTTGCAACAGGTGAGAAAAGACCGCAAGGTTTTAAAGATGTCGCTTATAATGTAAAGACTGTTTTGCATATGTTACAGGACGAAGAAAATGGAGATGTAATTGCCCTTGTTGAAGGTAAGGACAGAACTACAATATGTAAGCAAAATGAAATTCTTGAAAATCCGACTCTCTTAACTTGGCAGCCTGTAATTGATAGAAATAAGAATAAAAAAGATGTTACAACCACAAATACTTTCAATAAAAGTGTAGATGTTGAAGTTGAAAATATTAAAAATGATTTAATCTCTGATGATGCCGAAGATACAACAGTTACAGAAGTATCTGCTGACGAAATTAAATCAAAAATCAGTTCCACACTTAAAAGTTTGACAAGCACAAAAAAGGCTAAAGCTAAGAGTCTTATTGAAAAAGCTGAATTGCCAGTGAGATATAATACTATTGATAATATAGATATACTCAATAAGTATTTATCAATTATTGAGTCAGTAATTTAAAATGGCTCTGTCAGTAAAATGTTTTTACTGTAAAGAGAATATAGATTTAAAGCAAAAATATGATGGCAGTTTTGTTTATGACAAAAAGCATTACTGCCATTGTCATTGCTTTACCGAATATAAAACTTCTTTAAAAAAAGGTAAAAAAAACATTGATGAATGTGAAAAATATTTAAAAAGTTTAAAACAAGATACTCAATTAATAGTTTTAAATACAAAATGTAATACTTTACTTATAGAATGGTATTGTTTATTTTTTAGCAAAACGACAATAACACCTTATGCAAGAAAACTCATATCTCAAGTAGCGAGTGGCGAGTATAAAAATATTAATAAGCCTATTCCAATATATGAGCTATATGATATGTTTCGACTTAAAGCTGCCGAATTAAAAGGTATTAATACAACATTAATATCAAAAAACAAACAAAGAGGTATTAGGTGTAATGTAGATAGTATATTCGCTTATGATATAGCTGTAATTGTTAATCAATATGACGATTATGTCCAATGGAAAGAAAACATTAAGCAAGATAAATTAAATCGTAAACGAATGATAGAACAAAGGTTAAATGATAAAATTGATTATAGTCTATACAAGAATTATCATAAACAAAGTAATAAAACTATCTTTGATATAAGTTCAGTTATAGATGAGATTTGAAAAAATAACAAGATAGATTACACAAAATAAGAATAAAGACAGGCGGTGCTATTTTATTACAGAGGATAAAGAAATAAAATTAAATAATATACAAAATGAGATATTATTCGTTGGGGCAATTTACAAACAACCTGCATTGCTTGTTGAGTATTCAACGCAAATCAGGAGTAAATATGATTTTTCCGATGAAGTAACAAGATTTTTTTATGACAACGCAGAAGTTGTTTACAAAAACAGAAGCCAAATGTTTGATAACGCAATTATTACTACATATATGACTGAAGATAACGAGCGTTATAAAAAATATATTAATTATGGTGGTTGGGCTACAATTCAAAAATGGATAGATTTAGCCTTGCCTGAAAATGCTAAATCCTATGCTGAGATTATAAAGAAGTATTCTTTGTTAAGAGAATATGACAGAAAAGGTTTTGATGTAAGTAAGATTGTTTCTCATCCTAAGTTTGAATCTTGGAGTTCAAGTGATATACCAAGACTTGTAAGGTCAAAAATAGATAGGGTTTCTACTGTCATTTTAGGTAATGCCGAAACAGAAATATTAAATTCTAACATTAAAGAAATGATACTAAAAAGACTTGAAATACCAGATATGGGTGTATCAGTTCCTTATCCTTTATGGAATGAAATGTTTAGAGGTTTAAAGACTGAATCGCTGATGTGTGTTGGTATGAGGTCAAATGATGGTAAATCAAGATTTATGTTTAAGTTAATTGCTTATTTGGCGTTATATCAGAAACAACAAGTTTGTGTATTACTCAATGAAATGTCTATTGAGAATATGAAATTTTGTTTGTTGACGACAGTAATTAACAATAAAGAATTTGAAGAATTACACGGAATACATATTACTAAAAAAGAACGAGAAATCACTCTTGGCTTATATAAAGATGGTAAAGGTGAATTTGTTATCAGAAAGCAAAATGCTGACGGTGAATTTATTGAAAGCTATGAAGATTATTACGCAAGAGTAACAAATCAATCAACAGAATTTGAGAATATTCTCAAGGTGGCTGATTGGATTGAAAAGGAAAGTAAAGGTTCGATTTTTGCTGTTGATATGGTATCAGCTTACGATAACCAAACACTTGAACTTGAAATTCGTAAACAAAATATGATTACTCAAACAAAATACTTCTTTTATGATACATTAAAAGACACTGACAGTACAGTCGGTGATTGGACAGGACTAAAAATCACTACGACTATGTTATCAGAATTAACAAGGCAGCTTGATATTTTTATCTACTGTTCGATACAGCTTACGGATGATACCAACTTTGTGAAGCCAGAGGAATTATGTTCTTCAAATATTGCAAACTGTAAACAATTAAAGCATATATTAGACTCATTGGTCTTGTTTAAATCGGTAGATTTAAAAGATTATAATAAATATAAGTATCTTGTCTATGATTCGGAATGGGGAGATTTTGGAGAGAAAGAACTTGATACTTCTAAAAAATATTATATTGGTGTGACCGATAAAAACAGAGTTGGTAATAAATATAAAATGGTATATCAAGTTGACCTTGATACCAACGAATGGTATGAAATGGGGCAATTAGTAATCACAGGAAGATAGTAGGTGAATAATAAATGGAAGTTCAAAAGCTAAAAGAATATATAATAAATAATGATTTAATATATAAGGTTTTAGAAAAAGTTGGTTGTCATAGCGTTAAAGACAAAGGGGAATATTATCAATGTGCTAATCCGGACGGAGACAATCAAACAGCTATTACTGTATATAAAGATAGTCTAAATGTTATTGATTACACAAGAAATATTGAACAGAATAATACTTCTGATATTTTTAGTTTAGTTATGTTTTTTCAGAAATGTAATTTCTTTCAATCTATGCAATTTGTATGTTCTTGTGTTGGAATAGATTATTACTACGATTTTGATAAAGAACTTCCTGAAAGTTTAAAAATTACTAAGCTGTTATTTGAATTAAGCAATTGTTCTATACAAAGTGAAGAGGAAAATCCTGTAAAGCCTATAAGTGAAAAAATTTTATCTTATTATTTCCCTTATGTCAATGATATGTTTTGCGAAGATAATATTGATTATGAAACGCAACAATTATTTGAAATCGGGTTTGATTGTGAAACGAATAGAATAACTATTCCAATCCGTGATGAAATAGGTACTTTGGTAGGAGTTAAGGGGAGATACTTCTACCGAGAAGTTCCTGATGAAGTAAACAAGTATTTATACATTGAGCCTTGCTCGAAAGGTCAAATATTGTATGGTCTTAATGTTACATATGACTATATAAAAGAAGAAAACACAGTTTATGTAGTAGAATCTGAAAAAGGTGTTATGCAAATGTTTTCAAGTGGTTATAGAAATGTTGTGGCTACTTGTGGCAAGAAAATAACTAAAACTCAAATACATAAGTTGTCAAGATTATGTGGTAATATAGTGTTTTTATTTGATAAAGATGTGGGTGTTTCTGAATTACAAGGGATAGCAGATAAGTTTATTAATGGAATAAATCTTTATGCAGTTATTGATGAGGGCGGTATCTTGGGGGAGAAAGAGTCACCCTCTGATGATTACATAAAATTAAAACAGTTATTAAATGATAAGAAAAACATAATAAATTTGAGGTGATAAAAAATAAGTAATAAATTAAAATATAAATTAATTGAGAATAGTAAAAATGATTTGAATAATATAATTGATACAGTTCTAAAAAATAGAGGTATTGATAATATTAATGAATATCTTTCTTTGACAGATAAAGTTTTATATTCGTATAAATTATTTAAGAATATAGACAAGGCTGTTCAATGTTTTAATAAACATACTGATAATAACAGTAATATCCATATTGTTGTTGATTCTGATGTTGATGGTTATACTTCGGGTGCTATTATGTATTCTTACATTAATGACTTGTTTCCAAATTGCAGATTGTCTTATTCTCTACATACAAAGAAACAACACGGTTTAACTAATGATATAGAAATACCAAAAGATATTGAATTATTAATTATTCCTGATGCAAGCAGTAATGATATTGAAGAATGTAAAAAGCTGAAAGAAAACAATTCAAATCTTGATATTATAATTTTAGACCATCATATTATTGAGCAGGATAATCCTTATGCTATTGTTGTTAATAGCAATGACGGTGTTTATCCTAACAAAGAATTATCTGGTGTCGGAGTAGTATATAAATTTTTACAGGCTCTTGATGATGTAAACCTTGAGGATAAAGCTAATAACTATCTTGACTTAGTAGCTTTGGGCAATATTGCAGATATGATGGACATAAGAGTGTATGAAACTAAAAGGCTGATAGATAAAGGATTGATTCATAAAAACATAAAAAATAAAGTTTTTCGTGCATTTATTGAGCGACAACGAGACACTATTCATAATAATGTGTCAATTCATAACATTCAGTTTTATATTGTTCCGTTAATTAATGCAATGATTAGAATGGGCAGACAAGAAGAAAAGAAATTAATGTTCAAGGCTTTTATAGAGAAAGATGAATACTTTGATTACAAAAAGCGTGGTTCAAATGAAATTGTAAAAGAGGATATTTATACAAGAGTGGTTCGTTTTTGTAGTAATGCTAAGACAAGACAACAAACAGCAGTTACCAAAGCTATGTGTGAGATTGAGCCGCTAATTGATAAAAATACAGATAAGGTTTTGTTTATTAATACAAGTAAAATTCTTGCTGATACCTTGACAGGTGTGTTAGCTACTAAGATTGCTGAAAAATATCAAAAACAAACTCTTTGCCTTAGAAAAACTGAAACGAAAGGCTTATATGGCGGTTCAGGCAGAAATTATAAAAATAGTTTTATCAAGAGTTTAAAAGATATTTTAACTAATACAAACTGCTTTGAAATGGTACGAGGTCACGATAATGCTTTCGGTTTAGAAATTGCTTCAAGCAACATTAAAAATGCAATAAACACTTTAAATAATCTTAATATTGATAACGGTAACACTTGTAAGTTTTGTGACTTTATTATTCAGCCAGATGACTTAACCATTGAAATAATGAAAAGGTTGTCTGATGTAAGTGATTATTGCGGTCAAAATATAGACGAACCTTTGATTGCTATTGAAAATATCGAATTAAGCAGAGAACAGCTTAAAATAATGGGGAAACTTGGTAATAGTTGGAAGTTTGAAACTGACAGTGGTGTTAATATTGTGAAATTTAATGTTGATTTAAAAACTGATGAAGTTCTTAACTCGTTTGATGATTTTAGTGACTATGAAACCTTGCTCATAAATGCTGTTGGCAAGGCTAATATCAATTATTACCAAGGCATAGCTACCTGCCAATTTATTATTGACGATTATGAGGTGGTGAATAAGTGGTAAAAGAACAAATTGTACATTTACATAACCACTCGTATTATTCGTTGCTTGATGGATATAGTTCGCCTATTGAATATTTACAGAGAGCAAAAGAATTAGGGTGTTCAGCTTTTGCTATTACTGAACATGGCAATGAATATAGTTGGGTATATTTTGATAAGTTAAAAGAAAAATATCCAGATATAAAAATGATATTTGGTGTTGAGTTCTATGAAGCATTTGATATGAGTGTAAGCGACACTGAAAATAAATATTTTCATTTACTTGCTTTGGCTAAAAACGAAAAAGGCAGAATAGCTATTAATGAGTTGATTACAAAAGGTGAGTTTGAGGGATTTTATTATCACGGTAGAGTTGATTTAAATGCTATGAAATCTTATGGTAAAGACCTCATTATCAGTTCTGCTTGTCTTGCTTCTAAGTTGGCAAGAGAAGCAGATTTTAATAAGTGCATAGAATATGTTAATGAATATAAATCTGTATTTCCACATTTTTATCTTGAAATGCAATCACACGATACAATAGAACAGCGTGAGTATAATAAAAAGATAATTGAACTTGCTAAGGCTACAAATACTGAATTTATTGTTACTTGTGATTCTCACGCTTCAACTAAGGAGGATTTGTATTATCAAGAGTATCTTGTAAAGATTGCTCACGACAAAGATACTCTTGGTGAAACATATAAAGATTGCTATATGCAATCTCCTGAAGAAATCCATAATATTATGGATAAACAGATTGGCAGAGAAAATGTAAGTCTTGCAATGGCTAATACCGTTAAGATAGCTAATATGATTGACGAAGTGCATATGCCGTTTCAAAAGCCACAGTTGCCGACATTCCCTATTCCAAAGGGATATAAAGATAATTATGAATACTTAGTTAAATTATGTGAAGATGGTTTTAAACAGCGTGGGCTTGATAAGTTATCTGCTGACGAACAAAAAATTTATAGAGACCGGTTAGAATATGAGTTATCTGTAATTCATCAAATGGGATTTGACGGATATTTTCTCATTGTATGGGATTTGATTAACTTTGCTAAAAGTAATGATATAGCAGTCGGTGACGGCAGAGGATGCTTCGTTAAAGGTTCAAAAGTATTGTTGGACAATGGCTATGTAAAAAACATTGAAGATGTCAAAATAGATGATAAAGTAATAACTCATTTGGGTAATGTTAAGCCTGTTCAAAATGTCTTTGAGTATGATTGTGATGAATTAATGTATGAATTGAAATCGTCAGATACAAACCCGATTCGTTGTACAAACAATCACGAAATTTTAGCAGTAAAATCTGTAGAATGTATAAAATACAAGAAAGCAAAACGAAAAGATAAGACAAGGAGATATTGCTCTAAAGATTGTACAAAATATCTGACTTGTAAGTTTAAACAAGAGAATTGGGCACCAAGTTGGATTCAAGCCAAAGATTTAGCAGTAGGTGACTTTATTTGTTACCCAAAAAAGCGAGTCAATAATTCTAACTCAAATAGTATGCAGACTATTGATATAGTTAATTTTGTAAAAAATGTTGATTATAATAACGATTATGTTTGGTGTAAACATAATGGAAGCAGGTCTATGATTAAACGATTTATTCCTTTAAACGAATCGTTCTTTTTTTTGGCAGGACTGTATATTTCACAAGGTTGGGTGCATTTCAAAAATGGAAATGTAATAGGCATTGGAATATCTCATCATTCTTGTAAAAAAGATTTGATAAATAAAACTGCGAATCTTTTACAAGAGTTTTTTGGCAGAAAGGCTTGTTTAAGGTTTGATGAAAAGAAAAAAGCAGTGCAAATTAATATTAATTCAGTTATTGTAGGCGAATTAATGTTGTCTTTGTTTGGGAAAGGGGCTTCTAACAAACATATTCCAAATTTTCTTTTTGATTTGCAAAAAATGTATAGAAGAGCTTTGATTTACGGATTGTGGTCTGGTGATGGGTGTTTTAAAATTGGAAACAGCAAAAAAACAAAATATTCAACTATTAATTATAATCTTGCGAAGCAACTGCAACTATTATTAGCCCTTGAGAATATAAAATCCAATATAAACATTAGACACCATAAGTCGAATGCTAATTGGAGTGACGAGGTTAGTGTTCAAGTGCTTGATAGAGAAAGTCTTTCAATATTAGACAATATTTGCAAGGGAAGTTTTAATTTAGGTTATAAAAAATACTCAAAAAAAGGGTATTGTTTGAGCTATCAGGATGGACAGTATGTATATCATAGAATAAGGGAAATTAACACTTTTTGCTACAAAGGAAAAGTATATGATTTGAGCGTGAAAGATGATACATCTTATGTTGTGGAAAGTGTTGCAGTTCATAATTCTGGTGCTGGCTCAATAGTTAATTGGCTATTACATATTTCTACATTAAATCCTATAAAGCATAATCTTATTTTTGAAAGATTTTTAAACCCAGAAAGAGTGTCAATGCCCGACATTGACACAGACTTTAATAAGAGAGATGAAGTAATTAGGTACTTAATGGACAAATATGGTAAGGATAATGTTTGTCAGATTATCAATTTTAATTTTATTACGCCTTGCGTAGCAATCAAAGATGTTGGTAAAGTATTAGGTGTTCCATATAAAGTAACAGATAAGATAAGTAAAAAGTTTGTTTATGAGAACTTTCAAGAAAACTTGGATAACGATAAGACAATTATTGAAGAATATGCTCAATATACGGATTTATTTGACATAGCAAGTCATTTGAGTGGTAGAGTGAAAACAGTATCAATGCACGCAGGCGGTGTGGGTATTGTAGACACTAAGATTACTGATTATATGGCTATGCGTTGCGGTAAAGATAATGCAAGAGTTATTAGTGTTGATAAAAGGGTAATTGAAGAAATTGGTATTATTAAATTTGACTTACTTGGTGTTGCAACACTTTCAGTTGTTGACGATAGCGTAAAACAATCTCATTTGAGTTTAGATTATTTCAACGCAAGTAATGAAGATTTTATTAATGATAAAGCCACATATGAATTATTGGCAAGTGGTAGGACTGATGGTGTATTTCAGGTTGAAAGTCAAGGTATGAAAGATATATTAGTCAAATTAAAACCGACTAATATTGATGATATTTCTGCCGTATTAGCATTATATCGACCTGATAGTATGGGTGCGTTGAACGATTATATTCAATGTAAATGTGGAGAAAAGCAAGCAGAGTATATTCACGAAGATATGAAACCAATTCTTGAAAGTACATATGGCTGTATGATTTATCAAGAACAGATGCTTGATATTGTTCGTAAATTTGGCGGAAGAAGTTACGGTCAGGCGGACCTTTTCAGAAAAGCAGTGGGCAAAAAGAGTGTAGAATTAGTTAAGCAAGAATCTGCAAAATTATATCAAGAAATTATAGATAACGGATATAGTAAGGAAATTGCTAAAAAAATTAGTGATGACCTTTCAACAAAAGGTGGCTACCTGTTTAATAAATCACATTCGGTATCATATTCTATGTTGACATTTAAAACAGCATATCTCAAAGCTCATTATCCACTTGAGTTTTTCACTGCTTTGCTAAATAAAAACAAAGGTGATTATGGTGCTATTAATAAATATATTCTTGATGCAAAAAGTTTTGGCGTAAGCATCCTACCACCACATATTAATAAATCCGAAGTGAATTTTTCTGTCAATGATAATGCGATAATTTTTGGTTTATCAGCCATTAATGGTATAGGTGATAAATTTGCTAATGAGATTGTAGAAGAACGCAGTTCCGGCGGTAAGTTTACAAATTTAAATAACTTTAGTGAAAGAGTTTCAGCTAACAAAAGTCAAATAATCGCATTAATTAAATCAGGTGCTTTTCCTTGTAATGATAGAGAAAAAATGTTGAAAAGATATTTTAAATCTTTAATTCCTCATAAAGAATACACGCCTGTTACAACTTTACCTAAATTATCAGTCTTGAATGAGATGGGGATAGATACAAATTTAATTAAAACCAAAGAGGAACGATTGTCAAAATATAATATCCGTAAAAAAGTAATGTTTGAAATAGAACAAGAAAAGAAAGAACAAAAAGCCTTTGATACTTATATGGAGAAATATAATAAGGATAAAGACTTTTGGGAATTTGAAATGTTATCAGTCTTTCTTACGGACAATCCGTTCAAAGAGGGCGTTCAATTTTGTAATACAGATTATGCTCAAATTGAGAATGATTGTCTTTGTACCCTAATTGGTGTTATATCTAAAGTGCAAAAGAAAAAAGATAGGTATAAAAATCAGTATGCTTATGTAAATTTGTATTCCACTAACGGTATTATTGAACTAACAATATGGAGTTCGGTATTTAAAAAATACACAGACTTCATTAAGAGGGGTGAAAAGATTGCTGTACTTTGTTGTAAACGGTCAAATGATTGTTGTGAAGTTCAAGCGGTTAAGTCATATGATAGGTGGTTGTACTTAAAAAAGAACGGAGGTAATATCATTAATGGCAATTAAAAGTAAGCAAAAAAACAAGCCCACAACAGTAATTTTCCAAGCTAAAATACAACAGCAGCGTTATTACAATGATGATAGTTGCTTTGGTGTTTATGTATTCACAACTCAAAATGAAATACCTGAATATGATAGTTTAAAACCTCTTGTTTTAGCTGACGGTAGTAACTGTAATATATATATGTCTATTTTAAGCGGTTCTATGCAACAACTTATTATTGGTAATACTTATGAAGTCGAAGCTGAATTAATTTATAATAATAAATATAAATCTTGGCAATATCAGCCGATTACAGTAAAAGAAAATATGGAATTTACCGAAGGTAATCAGCGTAATTATTTACTTTCTATCTTAACTGAAAATCAAGTAAATAATTTACTTAGTGTTTATCCTGATATTGTTGAAAGAGTAATTTCTAATAATGAAATTGATATTTCAAAGGTTAAAGGCATTGGAGAGGCAAAGTGGGAAAATTGCAAAGCTAAAATTATTGAAAATTATAATATTTCTGATATTTTGACTATGTTATCACCTTTGGGTGTCACTTATAATATGGTGAAAAAATTAGTTATGAGTGAAGAACAACCAGAATTGTTAAAACAAAAACTTCTTAAAAATCCATATATGATGACCAAAATTAAAGGTCTTGGCTTTAAACGAGTAGATGATTTAGCTCTAAAACTAAAGCCAGAATTGAAACAGTCGATTGAAAGAATTATAGCTTTTACAAAATATTATTTTACATCACTTGGAGAAAACGAAGGACATACATATGTAAGGCTTGATACTTTTAAAAATGAGATGTCGAACAACATTTCTGAATGTATGAGTTTGTATGATGATTTTATTAATTCTCAAAAACGGACTAATCTATTTCTACATTTTAGTGGAAATAAAGTTGGCTTAAAAGAATATTATGACAATGAAACAGCAGTGTTAGGATTAATTAAATATCTTAGTGGGTTTAAACCAAAGAAGATTGAAAACTATGATGAAATAATTAAAAGAGTTGAAAAGGAACAAGGCTTTAATTTTAATGATGAACAAATTGAAGTTATCAATCGGGCTATTAATCAACCTGTTGTTCTTATTACAGGCAAAGCCGGCAGTGGTAAAACAAGTATTACAAAGGCATTGCTTAGTGTACTTAGTGAAAATTCATTAAAGGTATCTTGCTGTGCATTGTCGGCAAAAGCAGCTCAAAGAATTACTGAAGCTACAGGGTTCCCGGCGTCTACTATTCACAGATTACTACAATGCCAAGGTGATGAGTTTTCATACAATAAACTAAATCCTTTGCCTTGTGATGTGTTGTTAGTTGACGAGTTTTCAATGGTAAATACGAAAATAGCATTATCTTTAATGTCAGCAGTAAAAGAGGGAACAAGAGTTATTATATGCGGTGACAATAGACAGTTGCCACCTATCGGATATGGTAACATATTTAATGATTTACTTAATTTAAAAAATCCTATATATTCTGTTTATAAACTTACAAAGGTGCATAGACAAGCAGAAGATTCAGGTATTTTAGTTGACGCCAATAAAATAAGAGACGGCATTGACCCAATCCCTATTAAAGAAATAAGAGTAGAATCGGGTAAAAATAAAGATATGGTTTATCGTTTTGGTGAAAACCGAGAAGGACTAAGGCGAATGGCTATTAAGTCATATTTAAATGCTGTTAAAACTAATGGATTAGATAATGTTGTTATTATAACACCAAGAAAAGATAAGTGTATAAATTCTGTAACAGAAATTAATAATATTATTCAAGAAAATTTAATTCCTAATGCTCCTAAAGAAATAAAATATATCAATCAGGTTTATAAAGTTGGTGCAAAAATAATTCAAAGAGTAAACAATTATGAAAAAGAAGTGTTCAACGGAGAGATTGGAACATTAGTTGATATTATTTTTGCCGATAATGGCAACATAAACGATAGTGTTATCAAGTGTGAATATAAAAATATTACTAATGAGAAAGAAAAAAGAACAGTTGAATATGATTATAAAGAATTGGAGCAAATACAGTTGGCTTATGCTCTTACAGTCCATTTATCGCAAGGTAGTGGTTACAATTGTGTTATTGCCATCATAGACAACACTGATTATATATTATTGGATAACTGTTTATTATATACGGCATTAACACGAGCAAAGAAAAAATGTTTATTATTAGCTGAACCGTCTGCTTATAAAAGAGCAATTAAAACCAATCATACTATTAGTCGTCAGACTTGGTTAAGCCTTATGAATGAGGACTAAAAAATAAAATATAAAAATATCAAAATCTTTATTGACTTATTAAATTTAATATGTTATCATATATAATATACTTACATTATATAATTAAATTCACTTTTTACAATTTTGAAATTACAGCAATTAATAAATACGCAGAAAAATTCAGTGTGTTTATAGTTGGCTGATATTTTTTACAACATTGTATTGTAAAAAGCGAAAATATTATGTAAGTAGCAATCAATATCAGAAAGGTGGTGTTGCTTATGATTTGAGATAGTTATAAATAATAAAAATATAGAAAGGAATGATTAAGTGGTACAGAAGATTGAACTAATAACTACAAAAGATGTTTCAGAATTTACTGATGTAGTAAATGGAATTGATGAAGAAGTAACTTTAATAGGAAAAGATGAAAATGGCAAAGATTGGACTATTAGCGGCAAGAGTTTTTTAGCTAATTTGCTTTTGGTTAATTCGGTAAATCGAGCAAAAAACAATCCTGCACACAAGGTAGATTGGAATACTATTACTTGTATTTGCGAAAAAGATATTTATTCAAACATTAAAAAGTGGGCAGTTGGCTCGGTTATGGAGTGAGTAAATGAGACATCGTACAATTATGCTAAATATAAATTTACCAAACAGTGATTATCAGGAATTTTTATACAAAGCTGAAAAATTAAAATCAGGCATAGTAGAAATTGCACAAGGTAATAATGTGCTTTCAGGCAAAAGTTTACTTGGTCTATCTCTCATAGATAATAATAAGCCACAGAAACTGATTATTAGAGGCTTCTTTGATGATAGCTTTGTTGATAGTTTTAAAAAATGGGAAACAAAGAAACATAAGTAGGGCAAATTGAATATGTTTAATAAGAAAGGGTGATTTTATCGGGTATAAATTAACAGTTGCAGTATTATCTTTATTGATTATTTTAAGTGGGTGTGGACGATATATTAATTCAGCTAAAAATCCACCCAAAGCTAATAAGATAAATTTTGTTAGTACATATGACACTGTTCAAAGAAAATCAGTCGAAGAAACAACTATAGAAAAAACTACAGTTTCCACAACCGAAACTACTATAAGCAAAGTTGAAACTAAACCTGCTGAAACTATTGTAATTGCAGAGAGCAAAGAAGAAATTGAAAGCTATTCTGAAATTGAAAAATATATTGAAGCAGAAACAGAGCCGACAGAGGAAAGTGAAAATATTGTTACGGATAATAATTCTGATACAAATATTGATTTGCTTGCAAGAATAATTTATTTTGAGGCAGGTAGTTGTTCTGAATATTGTCAGTGGCTTGTTGGCAGTACCGCAATGAATTTAGCAAATGAATATGGTAGTTTGGAAACCGTTGCTTTTAATTATGATATATTCAATGTGGCTAATATCTTATATACAGATACTCCAAGCAATTTATCTTATTCAGTTGCTACAAGAATAATTAATGGAGATAGAGATATAAATGTAAGAGCTTTCAGAACGGACTATTATCATTCATTTGGTAGTCCTTATACAAATGTTGACAATGTTTATTTTAGCAGTTATTAAAGGAGACAATGATTTATAGAGGTGGTAATGTATATGTTTGTGAATAGTAACACTGGTAAATAATAAGTTAGGAGGAATTGAATGAAGCAATTTGAAAAGACAGTTTATGTGAGCCACAAATATGGCGGCGACAAAAACAATCTCAAAGAAGTTGAAGAAATCATTAGAACACAGCAAAAAAGACATCCGAATTATATGTTTATTTCACCGTTGCATATGTTTGGTTTTCTGTATAACGATATGTCTTATGAAGATGGGCTTGAACTTTGTCTACATCAACTTGCAGAATGCGATGAGATATGGGTAACAGGCGATAAATGGTACGATTCGACAGGCGTTATTAAGGAAATTGAGTGTGCAAACGCACATAAAATTGATATTTTGTTCGTCAAAAACGCAGAAGATAATCCGCACAAAGTTGAAGGTTATGATTATGTCAAAGGTTTGATTGATGGAATAAAGGCAAACAAAGTTGACAACGATGAAGCATCTATGACAACAGCACCAGTTATACATAAATATGACAATGTATGCGAGAACACTAAAAGTGCATACATAAATGAGGACAATATTATTCGTACATATATAGCTCATAATGTTGTTGACCCTCCTGTAAGGAATTTTATGAATATATGTGGTGTACAGATTCATGCTAAATGTCCTTTCTGTAAACTTGTAAATGTAATTACGCTTAAGGATGGAGCTCCATCAAGAGTACCTTGTGATGGTTGCCATAATCTACTTGACTTTAGTCATCTTACATATGGCGATATTCTTAGAAAGTGAGGAATAATTATTATGATTTTAGCAGAAACAATTAACGGTATGGTGAGTGAGGACTACAAGGAAAGATTTATTGCAGAATATCAGCAGTTAGTAATCCGTTATAAGGGATTGAAGAAAATGCTTGATAATTGGGATAAGGGAGAACTATCTTTCGTTCCGACTTGTCCACGAAGTACATATGATTTGCAGATTAAAGCAATGAATGATTATAAGACTATACTTGAAGCAAGAGCAGCGATAGAAAATATTAATATAAGTTGAGGTGATTTATTGAAAGTAATTAAACGAGATGGCAGAGAAGTTGATTTTGATAAGAATAAAATTATTAAAGCTATTAGCGAGGCGAATGACGAAAGTAAAACTAATAATGAAAAGACTTTAAGTAAATCTGAAATACTTAATATTGCAAATGAAATAGAAAGAAAAATTAATCACAGTCAAAGGGCATATTCTGTTGAGGAAATCCAAGATTTAAACGAGGAATTTATTGATAATCTTGGTTGTTTTAAACTCGCTAAAAGATATGCCATATATCGTTATAAAAGAGGCTTGGTTAGAAAAGGCAATTCAACGGACGATGCAATTTTATCATTACTTGACTTGAATAATGAAGAAATTAAACAGGAAAATTCAAATAAAAATCCTACTATTATTCCTACGCAACGAGATTATATGGCTGGCGAAGTTAGCAAGGATTTGACTGATAGAATTTTGTTACCGCAAGATATTGTAGAAGCAGATAAAGAGGGTATTATTCACTTCCACGACAAAGATTATTATGCTCAACATACATATAATTGCTGTTTATGCAATCTTGATGATATGTTACAGAATGGAACTGTAATTAGCGGAACTATGATTGAAAAACCACACAGCTTTTCAACAGCTTGTACCATTGCAACTCAGATAATCTCACAAGTGAGTTCCAATGAGTATGGGGGTCAGAGTATAACTTTAAGAGACCTTGCACCTTTTGTTGATGTTAGTAGGCAGAAAATAAAAGGTGAAATAGAACAGGAATGTCGGGACTATGATATAGAATTAAATGAAAATGTAGTCAATGCCCTTGTCGAATCACGACTAAAAAAGGAAATTACAAAAGGTGTTCAGACGATACAGTACCAAGTTGAAACATTGATGACAACTAACGGTCAAGCACCGTTTATTACTGTTTTTATGTATCTCAATGAAGCAAGGAATGAACAAGAAAAGAATGACCTTGCAATGATTATTGAGGAAGTTCTTAAACAGAGGTATCAAGGCGTAAAGAATGAGAAAGGCGTATGGATTACACCTGCTTTTCCAAAGTTGATTTATGTACTTGAAGCAGATAACATTACTGAAAATAGTAAGTATTGGTATTTGACTAAGTTAGCAGCTAAATGTTCAGCAAAAAGACTTGTTCCAGATTATATTTCTGAAAAGGTGATGAAAGAATTAAAAGAGGGAAATTGTTTCCCTTCGATGGGTTAAACGGCTCATCTAAAACTCCGTGAACATAAATCAAAATGGTGTGCATTACACGAATAGGAACTGTAGGAAATGACAGTTAAGTAGTGTGCTAACAGGGGACTTTCGGGGTGAAACTTAGACTTGAACTATCCTGTGCCAAGACGCATATGCGTAAGGTCAAGAGACTATCAAAAGCATAACACAAAATAGTTTTGTGTGAGGAAGTGAGTAGAGTACATCTGAATAATGATACAGATGGAAGTGCGGAGTGAGTGAGTTAGCGTAATAACTCCCAAAGATATAGTCCGAACTGTTGATACCGAACAGTTAGTGTAGAAGCTTTTTATCACCGTATAAAGACGAAAACGGAAACTATAAATTCTATGGTCGATTTAATAAAGGTGTTGTAACAATTAATCTTGTCGATGTAGCTTTATCATCGGGCAAAGATAAAGATAAGTTCTGGAAAATTTTTGATGAAAGATTGGAACTTTGTCATAAAGCATTGCTTTGTAGATATGAAAGATTAAAAGGTACACTTTCAGATGTAGCGCCTATAGTGTGGCAATATGGAGCATTAGCAAGACTTAAAAAAGGGGAAACCATTGATAAGGTGCTTGTTGGTGGATATTCTTCAATTTCGCTTGGTTATGCAGGGTTATATGAATGTGTTAAATATATGACAGGTAAATCTCATACTGATACCGAAGCAACACCGTTCGCACTTGAGATTATGGAATATATGAACAAGAAGTGTGATGAGTGGAATAGTCAGTTAAACTTAGGTTTTTCTTTATATGGTTCGCCTATAGAAAACACAACATATAAATTCGCAAAGTGCTTACAGAAAAGATTTGGAATTATAGAAGGTGTTACTGATAAAAACTATATAACAAATAGTTATCATATTAATGTTAGGGAAAATGTTAATGCTTTCGATAAACTTAAATTTGAATCGCAGTTTCAAAAATTAAGTTTAGGCGGTGCAATTAGTTATATAGAAACTTCTAATTTACAAAATAATATTGAAGCTGTTTTATCAGTTCTTAAATTTATTTATGACAATATTATGTATGCCGAATTAAACACAAAATCTGATTATTGTCAAGAATGTGGATATGACGGAGAAGTTAATATTGTTAAAAACAATGACGGTAAATTAATTTGGAAATGTCCAAACTGTGGTAACACAGACGAAAGTAAGTTGAATATCTGTCGGAGAACTTGTGGGTTGATTATAAGCCCACTTTAAACCGAATAAATTGCGGGGAAGTCCCCATAACCTTAATGGCTACAACATAGCTGGAAACGGCAAGTGTGAATGCGGTATAGGATTAAATCTGTCAGTCTGAAAGGATAGAAACCATAAAAACATTAAGCAAGGGATTACCGAGTGTGCAAGTCACTCTTACGCAACGAAACTCCTTAACAGGTAATGCTGATGGAGGACGCTCAACGACTATAATTTCGGGGATTTGTTTCTTTCTTATATAAAAAGAAACAATGAGATTGTATAGTCTACTCCCCTAATAAATAAATATCGGGAAACCGAGGGTATAAAAGGATATAGGAACAAACTTCTGGAACCAAGGAAGAACACAAGAAATCAAAGAAAGATATATCCACTTAGGTGGAAACGAATAACGAATAATGAATTATATCAAAATAACAAAAAATGATATAGCCAATGGGGTTGGTGTTAGAACAGTATTATGGGTAAGTGGTTGCACTATGCGTTGTAAGGAATGTCATAATCACTCAACTTGGGATTTTAACGCAGGTCAGCCATTTACAAATGATACGATGAATGAGTTGTTAAATTCACTAATTCCCGATTATATCGCCGGCTTAACATTATCAGGTGGGCATCCATTGGAAAAACAAAACCAACAGCAGATAGCCAATATAGCAAAAACGGTTAAAGCTAAATATCCAACTAAAACTATTTGGTTATATACAGGTTATTTATATGAGAATATATTAAAAATGCCATTTGTGGTAAGGAACATATTGCCTTATATAGATATTCTTGTTGATGGAAAATATGATTGCACCAAGCGAGACATCACACTTGCTTGGTGTGGTTCATCAAACCAAAGGGTCATAGATATTCAGAAAAGTTTAAAAGAAAATAAAGTGATTTTATTTAAAGAGGAGTGAAAAGTATAGAATTTTTAAAAAATCCCTTTAATTATACGGGTGCAAAATATAAATTGCTACCTCAATTATTACCATTATTCCCTGATAGAATTGATAATTTTGTGGATTTATTTGGAGGGGGGGGAGAAGTATCATTAAATGTAAAGACTAATTCAATAGTTTACAATGACAAATGTAAGCCGTTAGTAAATATTTTTAAAAATTTAGATAACGATTTCGTTAATGAGATTAAAGAAATTATTAATAAATATAAACTTGATAAATGGAATAAAGACGGCTTCTTAAAACTTCGCTCTGTATATAATAACTCGTTGAAAGATAATTTAAACAGAGAAAATGCTGTTGCTTTGTATTGTTTACTCGTACACGCATTTAATTACCAGATAGCTTTTAATAGCAAAGGCGAATATAATATGCCCTCTGGTGCAAGCAGGTCATATTTCTCTAAATCTTTGGAAACAAAATTAAATAAATACATAGATGAAATCGGTAAAAGAAATATCAAATTTTATAGTGAGGACTTTCATAATTTATCGTTTGATAATCAGGATTTTAAAAACACATTTTACTATTGCGACCCACCTTATTTGATTACAGTAGGAGCATATGAGAGAGATTATTTTTGTAAATGGTCTGAAAGTTATGAAAGAGAACTGCTAAATTTATTAGACATTCTTGATTATAAACAGGCTAAATTTGCTTTATCAAATGTTTTAGAACACAAAGGTAAAAGCAACAATATTTTAAAAGAATGGTCTAAAAAATATAATGTTCATTATTTAAATATGGATTATAAAAATTGTAATTATCAAACAAAAAATAAATCGGCAAATAGCAGTGTTGAAGTTTTAATTACGAATTATTAAGGAAAAACAAAGACAGACAAGTTAAAAGAAGATATGTCTACAGAACTAATATTGTCAAAGAAACGCTAAACAAGGAGGACTAAAAGCTAATTGATACAATTAATTAATAATGATTGTTTAAACGAATTATCATTAATTAAAAGTGAGAGTGTTGACCTACTTGTAACAGACCCCCCCTATAAAACAACAGCGAGAGGTAATTTGGGTAACAGTGGTGGAATGTTGCAGAAAGAGATAAACAGAAAAGGTAAAGTGTTTAATTATAATAATATTGATTGTGTTAAATATGCACCAGAATTTTATCGGATATTAAAAGACGGCAGTCATTGTTATGTTATGACAAATCATACAAACTTAATACATATGCTTAATAGTTTTACAGATTTAAGAACTATTGAAGAAAGAGAAAGAAAAGTTAAACCTTATGGATTCCATTTCATCAAATGCCTTATTTGGAATAAAGGGAATAAGATAATGGGGCAGTATTATATGTCGCAATTTGAATATATTTTATTCTTTAGAAAAGGTAAGGGTGTAAAAATAAATAATTGCGGAACAAGTGATATTTTATCTATTCCTAATATAAAAACAAAAGACAATAATAACAGGAATTTACACGATACCGAAAAGCCTGTTGAACTAATGAAAATTCTTATAAACAATTCTTCTAAGGAAAATCAAACTGTTATTGACCCGTTTATGGGGATAGGTTCAGCAGGAATTGCAAGTAAAGAATTAAATCGCAACTTTATTGGTATAGAAATTGATGAAAACTATTTTAATGTTGCGAAAGAAAGAATTGGTGAATAGCATTATAAACCTTAGATTGGGGTGGTAACTATAAAAAGAATAATTAAGAAAAGTATGGCACAAGATACTGTGAATCTAAAATTCTTTAAGTGTAATGCTTGTAAATGTATTTTTGAAGCAACTATAGATGATTGTAATTGGGTTTGCCCAATTAATTCTACAACTACAGTTTTTATATCACTTTGCCCGTCTTGTGGGAAAGTATGTTACAAAGAAGAAATAAAGGAACAAACAATGAGAGAAAAAGAACTTGAAATAAACGAACTCAAGAAAAGGAATAAAGAAAAGGAAACAATTTGATAAAAACAGAAAATGAATGTGTAGATTGTCCTAAAGAAATAGGTTGTATTGGCGACCTATGCCCTTACAAAAATGTTACACGATATTATTGTGATTGCTGTGAGCAAGAGAGTGAACTATATAATTTTGACGGGGAAGAGTTGTGCGAGGATTGCGTAAGAGCAAGACTTAAAGAGTGTTTTGATGATTATACACTTGAAGAACAGGCGGAAATATTAGGACTTGATTTGAGTAAAGTTTGAACACTAAATAAAATACAATTTAAAATAAAGGAGAATAATTAATGCTTTATTTAGCAGGTTTAACTTTAAAATATGCAATAGATAAATGTTTAGCAAAACCTAATTATAGTGTGGCTATTGGAGTTCTTGAAAAGACAGATGTTATAAGATGTTTTGATTTTCTGAACCAAAATATTAGTGAAAGAAGAAAGACAAAACATATTCCTGATGTTTTTGTTATCAATAGATTTTCAGTTAAATTTGATAATATTCAAACACAAAATGAAATCACATTTAACAATGGTAGCCGTATTAGTATTATTCTTCCATTGGCAAGCAAAAGGCATATTCGTTGTCATTTATTAATTATTGATAATAGAATTGATGGCGATAAACGGGAAATATTAAAAGCTTTTGAAATAAGAGATTATGATAAAGAAAAAGAACTTGAAGAAAAATTTAATAATGAAACAAAAGGAGAACAACTTATGAATATAGTACAAGTTAATTTTATTAATAGTATTACGCAGAAAAGATATACATATAAAGTTCCAAACGGTATTAGTCTTAACAAAGGTGATATTATTCGAGTGAGAAATAAAGACGGTAAAGAAGCTATTGCCGTTTGTGCAACCAATAGTGAAAATCTTTCTGATAATGCCGTTGATATGGTTATGGACGGTCTTGATGTACTAAGTAATGTTATAGGTGTGTATAACTTAGTTAAATTTCAGGAGATGACTAATGAGTAACGAGTTTAAAAATGGGAGTGATGAAATAGTCATTTTTAATGAAGATTGTTTCGTAACAATGAGTTCTATGAGACAATCTTCTATTGATGTAATTTTGACAAGTCCATTTTATAACACAAATAAAAAAGCAGGTAATAACAGAACACTTGAAAATACAAAAGTTTTAGATGGTCAATACAATTATGTTAGATATGACACCCACATCGACAATATGACGAATGATGAATACTGTAAATTTACAGAAAAATTATTTAATGAATTTGACAAGATATTAAAAGATAATGGTGTGGTTTTATACAACATTAGTTATGGTTCTGAAAATACAGACTGTATGTTTAGGGCAATCAATTCTGTCATTATGAATACACCATTCACCATCGGAGATGTAATTGTGTGGAAGAAGAAAACTGCTTTACCAAATAGTTGCTCACCTAATAAACTTACGAGAATTTGGGAGTTTGTATTTGTTATTTGTAGAAAGATAGAAATTAAATCTTTCAAATGCAATAAAAAAATCACAAGTTATCGTAAGAATGGTCAGGCAGCATATGAGAATATCTACAACATAATTGAAGCAAGAAACAATGACGGAAGTTGTCCTTATAACAAGGCGACATATTCAAGTGAGTTATGTGAAAAGTTGTTGACATTATATGCTCCTGAAGGTGCAACGGTTTATGACCCATTTTTAGGTAGTGGTACTACTGCTGTTGCTTGTAAGAGATTAAGACTTAATTGTTATGGCTCTGAAATCTCAAAGAATCAATGCGAATGGGCATTTAACAGATTAAAAGAGGTTACATATGATTCGGATTCGGCATAGAGGGCAATTATTAAAACATAATGAACTTAACGAGATTGCGAATAATTACATATTAACAAAACACAAAAGAAATGATTGACAAAAGATACCCTAACCTAAATATAAAACATTTAACTCGGATAAACTCACTTATGAGCAATATAAAGATTCTGATGATGAAGAAAAACAAAATTGGGCTGAACAAGCAAAAATGAGGGCTAATAAGACAGCAAGTATATATAACAATTATATTCTTAAAAATGATTATATATGGCAGAATAACATTCCTGCTGATATATATAGAGAATTGCCATAAATTGATTAAATGATTGGAGGATTAAAAATGGCTAAAGAAAAAGGTAAATTTAGTTTTAAATTAATAGCAATTATTCTTGCTATTATTATTGCCGTTTCAATGATGTTTGTATTCGGTTTCAATGGCGTTAAAAACAAGGCGATTTCTTATGAGGAGCAAATCAGTACGGCACAGTCTGACATTAAAGTACAGGAAAAGCGCAGAACAGACCTTATACCTAACCTTGTTGATTGTGTTAAACAGTATGATAAGCACGAATATGAAACCCTAATGGCTGTTGTCGAAGCAAGAGGCACATCGTCTGATAATTCTGTAAACGAGATTCAGACTATGATTAACGCAGCCGCAGAGGCTTATCCAGAATTAAAGAGCAATGAAAACTACAAAGAATTGATGTCGGAACTTACAACCACAGAAAATTCGATTGCAAATTATCGAAGTAATTTTAATAAATTTGTTAAATCTTATAATCAGTATGTAAGGCAATTTCCGAACAGTAATATTCTTGATATGCTCGGCTATGAGGTGATTGAATATTCATACTTAAATTATGATGTATCGGAAGATGCACCAACAAATCTTTTCGGAGATTAACCTATGGATAAGAGGTTAGTAACCAAGCGTGAAATCCTCTTTAGTATTGTCATTATTGCTGTAATGCTTGTGTTTGGTTTTATAATTTCATCTGGAATAAGTAATTCTTTAATGAATGATTATCAGGAATACAACACAGCATTACAGATAGACAATAACAAAGATGTATTTCAACACGGTATGAGAACAAACATAGGTAACGCTTTCGTATATGGTGAACTTAAAGCTGTTGATACAGTTTCTTATGATGAAATCGAGGGAGACTTTTCCTACATAAAGAAAGTCAAAGAGAAATATACAAGACACACAAGAACGGTAACAAAAACGAGAACTAACTCAAAAGGCGAAACCGAAACATATACGGAAACAGAAGGATACTATACTTGGGATTATGTTAGTCAAGAATCAAAAAGTTCTACAAAGATTAATTTTATTGGTGTTGAGTTTCCTTATGGCAAAATTCATTTACCAAGTGAAAGAAAAATAAAAACAATATATGCAGATGGTGATTGGTGGCATTCATCGGGAGATATAAGATATGTGTATTATGCTGTTCCTGCCGAATGTAAGGGAACACTATATACTGTTCTTGGGAATAATACAATCTCAAATGTTAGTTTTAACTATGATAAGAGCATTGAAGATACAATTGAAAGTCTTGAGTCAGGATGGCAAATAGTAGGCTTTTGGATTATTTGGATAACATTCATATGCGGGATAGTTGTAGTTTTCTATCTTATTAATAACAGGTGGCTTGAGGATAAAACAAATGGTTGACGAAACAAAACTATACAGAATTACAGAATAAAAGGAGATAAAATGAACAAACAAATTTTTATTATTAATGGCTCTGGTGGAGTAGGTAAAGATACATTTTGTAGAATGGTAGAAGAATCCTTGCCTTTGTTTGCAGGCAAGTTTGACGGTGTGAGAATTATGCCTGTAAAAACAATTTCATCAGTAGACCAAATTAAAGAAATTGCAAAATTTGTAGGTTGGAACGCTAAATTTAAAACCGAAAAAGATAGAAAATTCCTATCCGACCTCAAAGACCTATGTAGTGAGTATAATGATTTTTCATTTAATTATATGGCTATACAAGTTGAATCATTCAGAGAAAGCAACAGATATGTTTTATTTATACATATCAGAGAGCCAAAAGAAATCGAAAGAGCGAAACAAGCGTTTAATGCTAAAACAATCCTTATTAAGCGTGATAATGTAAAACATATTACTTCCAATAAGGCTGACAGAGAAGTATTTGATTATGACTATGATATTGTAATTAATAATAACGGAAGTAAAGATGAACTTCTTGATGTTGCTAAAGAATTTTGCGAGGACTTATTGGATAATGAAATTAAAAGTGAATATCAAAGTAAGGGAGCGACCATTGAATGAAAATAAAAAAGGCAATAAAAATAATGCCTAATAGATACAAAGCAAAGCCAATTTTTACAGAAGAGAAAGAGTTTATTGAATCGCATTTACCACAAATTGCCCCTATCCCTAATGATTGTTGGATTAGTGGAGGCTCAACTAAAACTGTATTCATAGATTTATACTCATCTGAATATCTATTCAAATTCAAGGTAGAAAATGGTGGAAAATTTATCTTATTAAAAGACAACAGGTCTTTATTTGAAAATTACATATCCGTATCATTGAAAGATACAATAGAATATGAAAAAGAAAGAATAAACGATTTGTATAATAACTGCGTACATAGATTGACCGATTATGTCAAAAGCAATCCTGATAAAATATACAAAATAAATCATTCAGGGGGCAAAGACAGTGAACTTATAATGTCTGTTTGGAATGATATGTTAAAAATGTTGGATTTTACACCTGACTATGAATTTGTATTTTTAAATACTTCTAATGAAGTAGCAGATGTATATAAGCGAATCAAACAAATTCCTAATATAAGAATTATCAACCCCAAAATAGGATGGAGACAATGGATAGAAAAATCAAATTATACTTTTCCAAGTATTTTTAGACGAAATTGTTGTTCTGTATATAAAGAAGGTCAAGCTAAAAAAACATTTGATATTGACACAGACATAGTACAAGTATTGGGCGTTAGAAAATTTGAAAGTACAAAAAGAAGCAAATATAATTTTATTATGGGCAATGAGTTTAATATTAATTTATTTAAAAAAAATATTTATCCTAAAAAATGGATAGAACTTGCACCAATTATTGATTTACAAAATATTGATGTATGGTTACTTTTGTTGCTTAAAAAAATACCAATCAATAGAAGGTATCGTCTCGGCTGTAATCGTGTAGGTTGTCTCATATGTCCTTATTCCTCGGCATATGATGATGAAATAACAAAAACCTATTACAAGCATCAATACGAATGGTTTGTTAAAGCCACTGAACAAAATTATGATAGACACGGAGCTAAAAGATTAGGTTGGACTATGCAAGAATGGGTAAACGGAGCTTGGAAGCGTCCAAAGTGTAAAAACACTGAACTTTTACAAAGCAAACCGTCTGATGAAAATGTTAAATTGTACGCTCGGATAAAAGGACTTTCAGAAAATATGGCAAGGAAATACTTTAACAGAACTTGTGGAAATTGTGGTCGTAAAATGGTGGAGAATGAGATAGCAATGTTTTATAAATTATGTGGTAGATTTGAAAGCGTTGCTGATGACAGAGAAGTTTTATGTAAAAAATGTTTATGTAAACAATTAAATATGACTATAGAAGAATATAATCAGGAAAACATAGATTTTATAGAGCAAGGCTGTAATTTATTTTAACGAAAATATCAAAGCAAGGAGAATTGAATGGGCAAAGTAATTATTTTACCAGAAACAACTAAAAATCCAATTACATTGATTGGTGAAAGAGCCGGTTATTGTTGGGGCGGTGATGTGTCAAACCCCGAAAAAAATTATAAGCGAGGTCTTGATTGTATTAAATCAAACCACGGCAGAGCTTTTGAGTTTGTAAATATTGAAACTGTTATCACAGGTTATTCAGCAAGAGTTATTCGTGAGTGGTACACACATATTGGTGGTAGTCCTACAAGACTACAAGAGAGTACAAGATATGTTGATGGTACTAATTTTGATTATGTAATGCCACCAAGTATTAAATCAAATGAAGCTTTAGAATATTATCATAATGCAATGATGGCAATAAAAGAAGCTGTTACAAATCTTAAGTTTTGTGGTGTTCCAAAAGAAGATTACGCTATGCTACTTCCTTTAGGTATGAAAACAACTATTGTTGACAAGAGAAATTTAAGAAATATTGTTGATATGTCAAGACAAAGAGAGTGTAATAGAGCGTATTGGGAATACAGGAATTTATTTACAGATTACAAAAAGGAATTATTCAAATATTCTGATGAGTGGAAAACATTAACTAATTTATTATTTATGCCTAAATGTGAGGTTTTTGGTTATTGTTCAGAAAAGAATAGTTGTGGCAGAAAACCTAAACGCAAAGAGTGATAACACAAAGAAATTAAAGGGGTTGATAATATAGCAAAAGATTGGACAGGCAATTACAAGAGCGTTTATACAACATTAGGAGCAAGCAATCACACTGATAAAGAGCGAGAAGAAAATGATTATTATGCTACCGAACCAAGAGCGACAGAATTATTACTTGAAGTTGAAAAGTTTTCCCCTAACATTTGGGAATGTGCTTGTGGAAGTGGAGAAATTTCTAAAGTTCTTGAAGATAATGGTTATAATGTAAAATCAACTGATATTGTTTATAGAGGTTTTGGAGAAGAACAGTCGATTGATTTTCTTAATTCAAAAGAAAATACATATAATGGTGATATTATCACTAATCCTCCATTTAAGTACGCACTTGAATTTTGTCAGAAAGCATTAAGTATTATATCTAATGGACATAAAGTGGCAATGTTCTTAAAATTGCAGTTCTTAGAAGGTAAGAAAAGAAAATCATTCTTCTTGGACAATCCGCCTAAAACTATTTATGTTTCAAGTTCAAGATTGTTATGCGCAAAGAACGCTGATTTCCAACGAATGAGAGACGGTGGTGGTAGCGCAGTAGCCTACGCTTGGTATGTGTGGGAAAAGGGATATAAAGGAAATACAGTTGTAAAGTGGATAAATTAAATCATATAGGAGAATAAATAATGAAAATTCTAAAACAAGGAAACAGAAATCAATACAATCCACTTGTATGATATTAATACAAAAAGTAAAGAAAGGAAAGATAAAATTGAAAACTAATTCTTATAGATATGTTAAAAAAGCAATACCGATTGAAGCCTTTAAGTATGAAGGTGATTTAAGTGCCAATGGGGGAAATTGTATTCCAAGTTGGGCTATTGAAGCATATGAAAACGGAACACTTTACTACAAAGAAACAGATGATAGTCCTTCGGAATTATTTGTAAAAACACTTGAGGGTGATATGCTTTGTGAAGTAGGTTGTTACATTATACAAGGCGTTGAGGGTGAAATTTACCCGTGTAGAAGTGATATTTTTGACAAGACTTACACAAAGGTGACAAACGGTAGCTCTTACAACCCTTATACTGATGAAGAAATTGAAGAAATTGTATTGAATAAATTTTTTGAATAAATTTTGGACAATGTTTTTGAGTAAGGAGTCCTAATACATAATGACTTTATCGTTTATAGCGACAATAATTATAGCAGTTATATTTACAGTTATTGGAATATACCTTATTGGTCGCCAAATTAGAGAGAAAATATATATTGATTCAAAGAAAAGTTGGTACTTAATAGTCTTTTTTGACATTTTATATTTCTTTGAAATATTCCTTGTGTTAATGAACGCATATATAAACTTGAGGTAATTGTATGAAGAAAATAATGAGTGTGGTTTTAATAATTATTCTTATATTGTTGCTACTTGTAGGTTGTTCCGAGAGTACAAAGCAGAGTAATAGTGAGAATACATATGAGAAATATAATTTTACCACAATAATACATAGTGATGGTTACAACATTATGTATCAAAACGAAACAAAAGTTATGTATATAATGTCAACAGACTATTATAATATAGGAAATTTTACCGTCCTCGTTGACGAAAATGGCAAGCCGATGTTGTATAAAGAAAATTAAAAACAATAAAACCTTCAAAAAAAAGAAAGAGGTGGTTATGATTTCTCACAAATATTCAAAACCAAAATATTCAAATCAGCAAATATATCTATCGTCAGCAAAGAAACATTATTTCAGTTTTGATGAAGTTAGGCGTATTTATAAGGTTTGTGACGATTTTAACATTAGATTGAAGTGGCATCAAAAAGTAAGGCTGTTCTTTATTGGAATTATTCCAAACAAGATATTCAACAAACTTTACGACTTTAAACATTTAAAATATTCAAGAAGAATTAATAAGACAACCAAACCATTCAAATGCAACTTAAAATAAAAAAGCAGGTGAATAAAATATGATTTTAGTAACAGGAGATATTCACGCCAATATAGATATACATAAATTGTCATCTAATAAATTCCCTTTGGGTAATTCCCTAACTCGTAAAGATTATCTCATTATTTGTGGCGATTTTGGTCTTGTGTGGGATAATAGTAAAAAAGAGAAATGGTGGAGAGAGTGGTTAAATAATAAACCTTGGACTACCTTGTTCATAGACGGAAACCACGAAAATTTTGACTTGTTAAATTCATACCCCGTTACAAATAAATGGGGTGGTAAAGTTCATCAAATTGAAGATAATATTTATCATTTAATGCGTGGACAAGTTTTTAATATTGACAATAAAAAGATTTTCACTTTTGGTGGTGCTAAAAGTCACGATAAAGATAACAGAGTTAAAGGTATATCTTGGTGGGAAAACGAATTGCCAACGCAAAATGAAATGGACGAAGGTATCAGCAATCTTGAAAAGAATAATTGGAATGTAGATTATATAATAACCCACTGTTGCGATTCTAAAACAACAAAAGCTATACCTATTAATACAAATATATCTGACGATAAGTTTAACAAATACAAATACAAATTTAAAACTGATTACTTAACAGATTATTTGCAAATGATTGACGACAAACTGTCATACAAACATTGGTTCTGTGGACATCATCATATAAATTGTATTATAGACAATAAAGTTCTTTTATACAATTCTATTATCAACTCGTTGACAGTGCTTTAAATTGTTTATGTTTAGCTTGTGTTAAGAAATATTTTAAATAACAAATATGATTGCTCGTTAATAATAAAAATGTAATACAAGCCAAATACAGAGCAAATAGAGGTACTTTACAACTACTAAATACAAACAACAAAGAAAGGACAAATACATATGAAAGTAAATATAAAGAAAATTAATTCAAACGCAATAACTCCGACCTATGGTTCAACCGAAGCAGCAGGGCTTGACTTGTATGCCTTAATTGATACAGAAACTAATTCCTTATTTATTCCGTCACACGCAACGGTAAAAATTAATACAGGCATTGCAATGGAAATTCCAAAAGGTTATTTTGGTGCAGTATATGCTCGTAGCGGTTTAAGTATCAAGAATGGTCTTAGACCTGCAAATTGTGTTGGTGTTATTGATAGTGACTATCGTGGTGAAATTATTGTAGCACTATATAATGACTCTATGGAAGATAAAATTGTTTATAATGGTTACAGGATTGCTCAGATTATAATTACACCATATCTTCATATTGAGCCTAACGAAGTAACTGAACTTTCAGACACAGAGCGTGGCGAGGGTGGCTTTGGCTCAACAGGTATGAAATAAAAAAATCAAGTAAATTGTGGTATTAGTTTATGAATAAAATGATTTTTACAGTTAAAGAAGTTTCAGAGATAATTCATACCAATCAAACATATGTATATTCATTAATTAAATCAGGTTTGCTACCAGCTTTAAAGCTCGGTTCATATAAAATACGGAAAGAAACTTTAGCTAAATTTCTTGAAGATTACGAAGGTTGTGACTTGACAAACCCCTTTGAATATGTGTATAATAAACAAGCACATAGTTGATATTTACTGACACTTACTATTACCACTCGTCTTTTTGGTGGACAATTTCCATATTCTCTTTTCTGTCCTCTTTTTGTCCACCAAAATTGAGTTGGCTTGAATTATTACAGATTAAAATAAGTTATAATAAGTTATTCGCTATTGGATTATTTGACTATTTTTGTGTGTTTAAAGTCATAATAAATTAGAATAAGTTACAATAAATTAAAATCTGAAAAACGATTCAAGAGTGGGTAATAACCCGATGGTAGGCGCTACAGTTGCATGTGCAGTTGCAGTTTACGAGGGATTAAATAAATAATAAACCTTTCGGTTAATGCAATTAGGGAGGTCGCAGAGTTTTTTCTGTGACCTCTCGTTTTGAGTTCGGATTTATACAAAGTATATAACAAGGGGTTATAAT